AGTCTGATACGCCTTTGGAAGAAACAGACAAAGACGAGCTTCCGATTGATTTTTCAGGCTGGGATGTTAAAACCAAGAAGGAGAAAGACAAATGATACGCAAGGTTAAATCAGGTTATCGTGTGAAATCCAGCTCAGGCAGGAATATGGGAACATATCGCTCAAGAACTGCTGCCGTGAAACGCCTTAGACAAATTGAATACTTCAAGCATATCAAAGGCAAGAAATAGCATGGCATATAAGGCTTTTACGCCTGAGAACACCTTAAGAACGCAATACGAGTTTGCGACTGCTGACCCTAAAACCTGCAGGCATCCTGCCATTGTAGGCGGATTTGGAAGCGGTAAGACCAGAGCTATTCCGATGCGTTGGCTAAATTTAATTAACTGGAGAGCACGGAACCAGCGTGTAGCCTGCAAGATTATGATAGTTGAACCTACTTACGAGATGATACGTGACGTTTTAATTCCAACCATGCAGGAAGTATTTAATCAAGTCGGCATCAATTATCGCATCCACAAGACGTTCTATAACTTTACAATACGCTATATGGGTGCAGAATTCACTGCTATGATGCGCTCTTATCAAAATCCACAATCGCTCACAGGCAAGAATTTAACTGATTTTATCATTGACGAATTTGACAAAGAAAGCAATGAACAGAACCAGAAAGATATATGGACTGAATGCATAGCCCGTATCCGTGAGCAGGAATGCGGAACCGGAGCGATTGTTACTACTCCTGAAGGCAAGCGCTATACTTACACGCTCTATCAAGAAAAGAACCGTGACAATCCCAATTTCAAGCTCATCAGAGCCAGCACAGCCAACAATCACTTTCTTCCGCCGGATTATGTGACCAATCTTTATGAGCAGTATGATTCGCTGATGGTTCAGCGTTATATTGACGGTGAGTTTGTCAGCATCAACGGGTTAGCTGCATATTACGCCTTCAAGCCTTCGCACGTGACAGCGGACGCAGTGGATAATCCTGCTTTGCCTATATGGGTGGGAATTGACTTTAACGTCAATCCGATGTCAGCTTGCCTGATGCAGACAAAGAAAGTTGAAGGCAGCAATGATGTGGTGGTTGACGTATTTGACGAGTTTTTTATTCCGAACGCAAATACCAACAAGCTGGTGGAGGCAATTCTGCACTTCTATCCTAAACGGGAATTAAACGCTTGTCCGGATATGACAGGCGCTGCCCGCAAGACTGCCGCTGATTACAGCGACCTGCAGATTTTGCAAAAGAGCGGCTTCCGAATCTTCGGACAGGGTTCGCTTACAGAACGCACAAGGCTTAATATCACAAACAATTTGCTTGAAAAAGGAAGAGTTCGGATAAATCCCAAGTGCAAAAACTTAATTCGTGGTTTGGAAAGCGTGCAGACCAACGATTACGGTCAGCTTGACAAAAAGGAAAGCGGACGGAAATGGACGGATATAACAGATGCCTTTACATACGGTTTAATCCGCTGCACCCGTCCGACACCGCAATGGACAGGATACTAAAAAGGATTTGATATGTTATCTGAAACAATAATTAAAGAGCTCAAGCGCAAGGCTAAGTGGACGGAAGAGCTTAAGCGCCGTCAAGAGGCTGCCACCGCAATTGACTTTTACAATTACAGACAGAAGGAATATCTTTCAGACGATATAAGCAGCCGCTATCCCAATGAGCAGAGCGACATACAGCGTTACAAGTTCACAGCGCCGCTGGTGGCTTCGCTGGTCAATCAGCTGGCGGTCTGCTTCAAAAATGCTCCGGATATCACAATCAAAGACGTTTCAGATAGTGTAAACGAGAAGCTGATGCAGGTTTTAGACGCCTGCAATATTTATAAAACGCTTAAACAGATAGATAAATACACTGAGCTTACAGGCAAAGTGGCTGTTATTCCACGCTGGAACAAAAACAGGAAAACCGTTGTGCTTGATATTTGCACGCCCGATAAGTGCTATGTGATGCAAGACCCAACTTATCCCACTGAGATAACTGAGTTCGGATATACGATAGGTGTCACTGATAATGTTAATTTAGCTGAGCCGATGAATATTTATGCAGTCTGGACAGCTGAAAACTACAAAGAAGCCGAGATAAATAACGCCGGTCAGGTTATGAAGGTCTTGCGCCTTGAACCAAATCCATATAAACGCATTCCCGCAGCTTGGTTTGAAATCAATCAAGCTTTAGACAGCTTCTGGCTGGATGCAGGCAATCCGTTTGTAGAGCTCAACCGCCGCATCAATCTGCAGCTCACAAACTTAGATATAGCTATGGATTATCAGTCGTTTTCAACTATGGTGACGAGCGGGATGAATGAGACAAGTGTAATTCCGATTGGCGTTACCCGCCGCATAAATGTCCCGATAGACCAGACCACCGGCGAAGTTATCGGTGATGTCAAATATATCACTCCGGCGGCTCAATTGGAGACAGTTTGGAAGATAATTCAGGAAAGCATAATTTGGTTTGCGGGAATAATGGGCATTTCTGTGGAAAGCATCTCTCAGGGCAGCAATTTCAGTTCAGGCTTCCAGTTGAAATTGTCTAAAATGGGCGTAATAGACCATAATAACGATAAGCAGGACTTGTATCGTGAATCAGTGCGGGACCTGGTGCAATTAGTGATGGATACTGTGTCAATTTACGGTGATGTCAAGTTTCCTGCGGATGCAAACATCAATATTGACTTCAAGGACATCACTGTGGAAACCGACCCGCTGGAAACTGAGCAGATACACGCCGCTAAAATGGCAAATGGCACGATGGACGCCGTAATGGCGCTGATGGAAGATAATCCCGATTTGACAGAAGAAGAAGCGAAAGCTAAAATTGCAGAAATACAGGCAAGGAAGCGAGAATTGTCTGCTCCAAAGCTTCCGCCCGTAAATATGACAGGTGCAGCAACTAATGAATGAATTTGATATTGCCGCCAAAGGCGTTGACTTATTCAATAAGCAGTTGGAGCGGGTTATCAACGACCTTTATAAAAGTATTCAGGAACTTGTATATAAGCTGTAAATTCAAGACGGCAATATTGTTACAACCAAATTCAATCTCAATATGTCGGCGAGTATTTATAATGAGCTGGAAAGGACGCTTGCCGGAACTGAATACGAGAAGATCTATTTAAATCTTCAGGGGATTGACAACGAGCTCATTGCTGCGATTGTCAGGGAAGCGAACATCCCTATTTCATTCAAAAAAACCAGCGTGGAAGTTGTAGACGCTTTGCGAAACTTACAGATGAAAGAGTTTCAGCATATAGGGGAAAGAGGCTTGGAAGCGGTGCGGGAGGAACTGATGCGCTCCGTTCTGAATGGGGTCCCGATTAAAGATACATTAGACAATATCCGTGACGCTTTAGACAGCCGTTTCCAGCGCTATGCACAAACTTACGCTTGGACTTCACGGCAGGAGCTGATGCAGACCGTGCACAATGAAGGCGCAAAAGGCTATCCAGCTGATGAGATATTTTGGGAGTATGTGGGACCGGATGATAATCTGACTCGCCCCGCCTGTCAGGAACTGCTGGCTCAGCGTTATTTTACTAATGATGAAAAAGAAGAAGCGATTGTCAAATATGCAGAAGAGCGGGCATATAACTGCAGACACGTTTTTGTCCAGATTGCTCCGGAAGATTATTACACTGCAACAGGGAAAGAGCCTAATAAAAAAGAAAGCTCAGAAGAATGAATTTGATATTTTTATTGACACAAAAATAGAAGCCGATAATTTCGCATTATTGGTTAAATAAACCAAAAAGGAAGGTAACTTAAGATGGCACTAAAGGAAATCTTGGATAAGATTCAGAAAGCTTTGCCGGCGGATGCCGACAGCGGACTGCGCTCATTGGTTGCGGATGCAATTAACGAAGCGTCTGTGGTGGTTGACTCAATCGGAGCTAAGAACCGTGAAAACGAGAAATTGCGCTCCAAATTAGAAGAAGCTGAGGCAAAAATAGAAGAACTTTCCAAAGGCTCGGATGTGCTGAAGGAAAAGGATGCTAAGATTGCTGAGCTTGAAACTTTCAAAACCAAATGGCAAGAGAAACTTGCCGAAGAAGAAAAGGCGTTAAGGACGAAATGGGAAGAGCAGGCAAAGATGTTTCAATTGCCTGAGACAGATAAGCGCTATGCCGCTTTTCAGAAAGTCAAAGGGCATTTTCAGTTTGGAGATGACAAAAATCCATTGGATATTGACGCTATAAAAGCAAATCTGAAACTCTTTGATGCAATAGCTGATACTGGTGTCATTACATCTGAACCGCCTGCTGACATAGTCGGCGGAAAGCCGCCTGTGACAACTACTACTCCGCCTGTCTATTCATCTTCAGGTGAGGCGATTGCCGCTAAATTAGCTAACAAAAAATAATTAAACGAGGTTATATAAATGGGTGTTACACTACCTAATCTTCAAAATGTGGTTACCCAGTGGAAGGTGCCTGATGACCCTACAATCCTAATAGATTTTGTCAAGTCATCGGGATTGCTGCAGACCGCTCTGGTAAAACCGTCATCTCACGGACCACAGCACAAATACAAATATTTCAATTCCTTACCCGCAGCGGCTTTCCGTTCGCTGGGCACGGGAATTGCTCCATCAGCCCTTGACCAAAACTGGGCGAAGATTGATTTATGGGATTGCGCTACTTTAGCCGAAGAAGACTTTCAAATTGTAGAAAGCTACCCTAAAGGCAAAGAAGGCTGGGTAGCGCAGAATATGAGCGCCTTCGTGGAAGCGCTTGGTCAAGCGTTTGCGCAGCAATGCTACTATGGAACTCTTGATACTCTTGGAAACAAAAATGGTTTCAAGGGCTTTCATCAATACTGCACTGATACCAGTCAGCGTATTGCCGCCGGTGCCGGAACTACCGGAATAACTTCCATTTTCGCCGTCCGCTGGGAAGAATATAACGGTGCTAATATCCGTGTCACCGGAAATGCGACTAACGGAATTGACATGCTGAAAGTAACTGAAGTCACTGCAACTGCTCCGGCATTAGTTGTCACAAATACGGACAGTAACACGCAATTACCGGTTTATGCTTGGTGGCTGAATGTGATGGGAGCATTGATT